CTTTTCTAGAGCATTCGCTCCAACCAGCCCCCAAAATGGAGGGGCAAAAGTGTCAGGTTAACCGAACCTGACAGAGAACTCCTATCGCTAGGAGTATCTCACCCAGCCTTGCTTGTAGCCCGTAACACCGTCGCGGGGGATTATGAATCCTCCTCCCCAAGGTTTCCCTAAGGGGACGTTGCTCGGAACTCCATAGCAGGCTCCAGCTAAAAGTACCTCACTATCGAAGTGATCCCAGTTTACTTGTTTAAAAGTAGCTGGACGATAGACTCTAAGGTACCGGATGCTGCTTCGGGTTCTGGTTTGCCAGAACTCGGTTTCATCGTGGATGACAAGGTCTCCAAGGCTTTCTGGGCCTCGACACCTTTTGATGTCACTTGGTAGAGCATCCAAAGCCCTGAACCAAGCACGATGAATACCACGGCCACGGACGCCAGCAAAGTGGTTCTCACGAACCATTCGCCTAAGCCCGTTAGCCATTGCGATGAACTGTTGCGGTTCACTAGGTAACTCCTTCAAAAAGTATGGACGGACGTCCACGCCCTCGAAGTAGTCACCGCCGCAACTCTCTCTGAAAGGACCAGCTAAGAAGGTTTTCTTCTCATTAGGTTTGAATCCAAAGAATCGCAATGCAGCAATCACATCCGCTGCTAGTTCAGTGTTGACAATGATGTCGTCACCGAATACAAACACGTTCTTTGAAGGCAATGGCTTGTGGCCATGCAATCTATAGATCGCGTTGCAGATCGCCATGAATATGACGGTCTCCAGCTCGAATGTGTAACCATTCCCCATAGCACTGAATTTCTCCAGTACTATTGTCTTCATGACCCCGTCCACTTCAATTTCTGTAGTGGGTTCTCGGAGGTCATTCAGTGGTTCGAACCACTGCGGGGGTAGCACCAACTTCACCAGGTTGTATGCTTGGTTATCACTAGCTTGGGATAAGTCAATAGTCGCACGTTTTCCAGTGATACTGGCTTCGCAGGCAACTAGCCTGTGAAGGTCCGGTGCGGTCAAAAGGTTGAGACCCTTTGACTCAAGGCGCCCCTTCATAGCTTCGCCATAGGCGAGCTGGAAGAATAGATTGATACTGGGACCGACGCAAATACCTCGGTGCTTTGTACAATCTTTGGTTACCGTTGTGAAACGATTACCGCGCACAAACTCTATTGATTCTCCACGAGAAGCTACGGCCTTCGCCCAGAGCGTTCCGCTCCAAGGCACTAAGAAGGACCAAGCTCCCCGAGTGATCGTGGGACTTGATGACATTTTATCGGGGATCGTCGTGAAGACGCCCCTATCTCCGTAGGTCGAACCCGGACCAAAACGCCCACCCATACCACCTTCCATGAAAGCCGACACCTCGAAAGGTGAACGCATCCATGGTATATGATTATGGATACCAGCCGGAGAGCTGGGGGGTCTTGGTCCAATTAGGTCTACAACTTCTTTCCGAATCAGGAGGATAAACTCCATCATCGCTTCATCTTCGACACCATAAGTGTTCCCGAGGAAGGGTTGTAAACGCTGGTTGGTCCGATAGCAACACATCTCGGCCTCGAAGAATCCATCTACTGCGACTTTCTTACGGTCGACGGTAGTAGGAAGAGGCTCGTACTTCCTGAGAAAAGAAGTACACGCTACGTCTGAAAAGTAGCTCTCAGGATGAGAATAGTTGCGGGGATCCACCTCGATTTTGATGAGGTCGTCCCAACGGCCTTCCAGAATACAGGCTTTCACCTTTTCCGAAAGGGCACCGGAGAGGCCGTCGCAGAGCGCGAGGGCCACGTCCTTCACTTCACGTGAAAGGGCGGGGATCATACGAGTCGCCTGCCGCGTTATTGCGGGGCGAAACCAGCCTTCAAGCTGTCCTTGAACAGGACCGAAGCTATCAGGTTGGTGGATTGCGATGCAAACTCGTTCAAGTCGACCGATGGCATACCTTGCGGTAGCACGACGTCGAATTTGAAGAGCGCAACGTTCACTTTCCTCGTGATCCCATCGGTGCCTACTGCCGACTGCTTCCAGTCCACCGTACCTTCGATGCGTCTGACGGTTTTCTCGGCGTTTGGCCGGGACGTCATATTCATCTCAGGGTGGAACGTGGGAGCAGTACCCACAGAGGTATTCCGCCATGTGGCGGGACTGCGATCACCACCGGAAGCCTGGACGTTAGTCCAAATCTGGTCAGTGGTGCCGTCATTCTTCTTGACGGTAATAGGGGCCATATCAGCCATGTTTTTTAATCCAATGAAAGGACTACCTTCGGAGTTGAACGGTTCCGAATAAACCCGTTAGCAGTGAAATGGCTGTCAAGCCACGTGTCACTGAAGGCCATTTTAAAGGCCGTAACGAAA